AAGCATGTTCGTGGCGGTAAGGCAGGCGAGTTTATGATTGCCTTTGCTAGACCAGAAGTTGGTAAGACTGCTTTTTATGTATCACTTGCAGCAGCACCGGGTGGATTCTGTTCACAAGGTGCTAATGTTCATATCATAACTAATGAAGAACCTGCTCGTCGTACTATGGTTCGTTCTGTGTGTTCATATACTGGCTACACACATGATGAGTTGTATCAAAATAAGTCCCAAGCCCGTTCACAGTTTTTACAAATCGCCCCGAACATAACTATGGTTGACAGAGTAGACGCATCTATTGAGTGGTTAAATGTTTATTGTGAGCATAAGAAGCCTGACATATTAATTATTGACCAACTCGATAAAGTAAATGTTAATGGTAATTTTGCCAGAACAGATGAAAAGCTTCGTAGCATATACACAAAGTTTAGAGAGATATGTAAGAGACATAGTCTTTTTGGTATTGGTATTAGTCAAGCATCTGCTGATGCAGAGGAGCGTACACACGTAACTTATGCTATGATGGAGAACAGTAAGACTGGTAAAGCAGCTGAGGCTGACTTAATCATAGGCATCGGTAAAAATGACATCACTAACAATGATGACACACGTAGATATTTGACTATATCTAAAAATAAGTTAAGTGGATTTCATGGTAATATAGTTTGCAATCTTGATACAAAAAGGAATAGATATACAGTATGATTACAACATTAGATGTGGAAACTACCTTCCACGTAGGTGAGACTAAGCGTACAGACCCGACGCCGTTTCACCCCAATAACAGATTAGTTTCTGTGCAATATAACACTTGTGAAGACTTAGAGCCTAAGTTTGTGTGGTTTTATCATGAGAAAAAGAACCCAGACTTACCTGTGGCTCATTCACAAGTACAACAAATTTTAAATAACACTACTCTGCTCATAGGTCACAACATAAAATTTGACTTAGTTTGGTTGTGGGAGAGTGGGTTTAGCTACAGTGGTAAAGTTTATGACACTATGATTGGTGAATACTTACTTCTCAAAGGTCAAAAGTATAGTCTTAGTCTGCACGACTCTTGTATCAGAAGAAAAGTTAGCTTGAAAAAGTCTGACTTGACAAAAGATTACTTGACAAGAGGTGTGGGATTTGACCGCATGCCTTGTGAAATTGTAGAAGAGTATGGTGTTGCTGATATAGTTTCCACTAGAGAGCTGTATGAGCATCAGCAAAAACTGTTTAAAAACAGTGTGATGCAGAAGCATCTTAAACTAATGAACGGCTTTTTATTCACATTAGCTACAATAGAACGCAACGGTATAAAGATTGACTTGCAAGCTTTACAGGACGTGAAGCAGGCATATCGTAAAGAAAAGCTTCAGCTTGAACGCACTATGCACGAGATTATGCGTGAAGTTATGGGTGATACACCAGTAAACTTTGCTTCACCGGAGCAGATTAGCCAAATGATTTACTCTCGTAAGGTAAAAGACAAGAAAAACTGGGCACAGATATTTAATATTGGTTTAAATGAGAAGGGTAAGCCTCTTCCTAGACCAAGAATGTCCGTCGGCGCCTTTGTAAAGGTCATTAAGGGTATGACAGAGCGCATTCACAAGACTTCTGCACTACATTGTAACACTTGTTCTGGTAAAGGTAAGTTCTTCAAGCGTAAAAAGAATGGACAGCCGTGGAAAAAAGAGTCAAAGTGTAGAATTTGTAAGGGTGCAGGCTATTTATTGAAGAAGCATCCTGCAATAGCCGGGCTCACAATGAACCCAAGAGACGTTAGGGATGTGTCTGCTAATGGATTTGCTACAGATAAGACTACTCTGATGCGTCTTTTAGAGGATGCTAAGAGCAAAGGTAACGAAACTGCAGAGAAATTTCTTAAGTGCTCTGTCCGGCTCAACGCTGTCGATGTGTATCTGTCTAGCTTCGTTGGTGGTATTGAGAGAAATGTCAAGCCAAATGCTATATTGCACCCAAAATATAATCAATGTGTGACTAGAACAACACGCTTGTCCTCTTCTGACCCTAACTTTCAGAATCAACCACGTGGAAATACCTTTCCTGTTCGTGCTGTAGTCGTATCTAGGTTCGAAGGTGGCAAGATATTACAAGCTGACTATTCACAACTAGAATTTAGAGTTGCTGCACAGCTGTCCGGCGATGAAGTTATGAAGCAAGACATACTTGACGGAAGTGACGTTCACAAGTATACAGCTTCCATTATATTTGAAAAAGACGAAAAGGATGTAACAAAAGATGAAAGGACTATGGCGAAGGCGCACACGTTCAAACCACTATACGGTGGGACACATGGGACGCCTAATGAGATGGCTTATTACAGAGACTTTATGGATAAATACCCACGGTTGGCAAAATGGCATGAGGATTTACAAGCTGAGGCTATCACTGAGGGCTCTGTTACTTTGTATACAGGTCAACAATTTGCTTTTCCGGGCACTGAACGCCTTGCGAGTGGCTCAGCCAGTAACGCACCCGCTATTAAAAATTATCCCGTTCAAGGTTTGGCAGGTGGTTGCATTATGCCGCTCGCTCTCATTCGATTACAAAGTGCGTTTAGCAAAAAAGGAATTAACTCTCTTATTATCAATACTGTACACGACTCGGTGGTAATAGATGTGTATCCGGGCGAAGAGAGCATAGTATCAAAGCTTGCTCACAGAGCTATGGCAGATGTAACTAGTACATTTGAGGACTATTATGGCGTAAAATGGGATGTTCCATTTGGTGTAGATTTAGAAATGGGATATAATTGGTTAGAAATGGAAAATATTTATTTGACTTAGCAAATGAAATGTTCTATAAATAACAAATCTAAAATTGAAAGGAGGTCTATATGACCACATTACCAACAGTAAATAGTGAAATCGGTTTTGACAAAATAGCTGAGGTTATAGGGCAGGATACCCCTGCAATCTCATCCGTTGGTCATACCATATTAAAAATAAATAGAGACATTGAAGATGACAACGGCAACTCTATTCCGCCGGGAAGTTGGACTACTACGCATAATGGTGAGCCTGTATATGCGAAGAAAGCCAGTTTTCAGTTGTTTCTTCAGCGTTATCAATATCTTCAGTACGACCCGAAGATTAACGAGTTAGTCAATAAGTCGTGTATGGCTAAAAATCTGTATCCACAGACAGAAATACCTGATATGCTAGGTGGCATGCGATGTGGATATATACCTAAATCCAAGAGGGACGGCATCACTGCTGATGACTTATATAAGCAACAGCAGATTAGCCCATTCCGTATGCTGTACGGTAAAATGTTCTTTGAGGATGCAGTGAATTCAGATGGCGAGAGCGTCGAGGTAGGGGGGCTTCCCGTCGTCTGGAGAGCGAGAGGGGCTAATTTTATGCCTATCTCGGATGTGTTGGACAGCTTGTCAGCACAAAAGAAACCTTTCTTGTTTTACAAGTTACGGGCAGACTTGGCAAAACATAAGAAGGGTAGTAATGTCTACTACGTGGCAGGCTTCTCCGTTGACTCTGGTCCAATCGAGTTTACTAGTGAAGACCAAGGGTTACTAAGCCACTTCGTGGACTATGTAGCGAGTGAAAATAGTTACATTATGTCAGAGCACAATAAATGTCTTCAAAAGACAGATACTGTGATTGATGCCGATGCAACTATTGATGACTTAGATGATGATTTGTCGGCAGTAATCTGATGAACAAACATCAAGCTGCTTTGTTTTCTTTCCTTTCTAAGGCAGCTCGTGGGGAGGCAGAAATGCCTCCTCATGTCTTAAATGAGTTTGGCAAATTGGCTAAACAAGCCTTAAAGAAACAGTTTTCTAAAAGGGAAGAAGGCTTTAGATTACGTATGAGTAATGTTGGCAGACCTCTCTGCCAGTTGCAAATGGAAGCAGCAAATACAGAGGTTGAAGCTCCTGATTATGATTTTAAGATGCGTATGATTATAGGCGATGTGTTAGAAGCTGTTATAATAGCTTTACTAAAAGGCGCAGGAGTAAAAGTAAAGAACAAACACAAAAAAGTTTCACTAAAAGTAAATGACAGTGAAATACATGGTGAATATGATATAGAACTAGATGATGGTATTTACGATATTAAAACCGTCTCGCCGTTCGCATTTGAGTCAAAGTTCAATGCAGATGATGCGTTTGAAAAGATACATAATTCAGACTCTTTTGGCTATGTGTCACAAGGGTATGGTTATGGACTCGCATCCAACAAACCATTTAAAGGTTGGATTGCGGTTAATAAATCAACAGGGCAGATAGCTGTAGCTGAAGCCCCCTCTAACGGTAAACATAAGGAGAATGCCAAAAATGAAATACAGAATGTACACAAAGCAATATCTGATGGAAGACCTTTTAAGCGGTGTTTCACCGACACTGAAGAATTTTATTACAAAAAGTCTACGGGAAACCGCACCTTGGGCATTGAGTGCAGCTATTGTCCCTTCAAATCCAAGTGTTGGGACAACTTGGAGTTCAGAAGACAGTTACCAAGCAAGGGACGAAACCCCAGATTTGTTTGGTACACCCACATCACCCAAGAATGGCGTGACACTATTAATAAAGAAGAGGGCTGATGATGACAAAATTGAAACAAAGTATTTCAAAGTCTCCAAGTTCGAAGCGCAAGACTTTATCTCGCAACTCAACCACGATATCCAGTTCCCCCAAATCCAAAGCTCAGGCACGACAACAATCTTCCCGGCAAAAAGTATTGTTGAAGTCCGTATCGAAGAAGATGAGCCCTCGCTCAGCCAAGGCAAAGGGAAGAAAGCTACAGACATGGGTAGTGGAAA